CTTGGTGCTCTACATGAAAGCAGTCAAGGCGCTGCAGGAAGCAATGGAGCGCATCGAAACCCTAGAAACCGCCAACGCCTCCCTTGAGGCTCGCCTTACCGCACTTGAAGGAGGTAACTAATCATGTCTCGTCTTAACGTAGAAAACATTCGTCACCCTGATGCTGCTTCCGATAGTCTTCAGTTAAGTGATGCTGGTAACATCACTGCTCCAGGTAACTTAATTCTTACTGGTTCCTTAACTGCCAACGGACTGGCGTACCCAACTGATGGACCGCTTAGCAACCGCAACCTAATCATCAACGGTGCGATGCAGGTGGCTCAACGGGGGACGAGTTTTACTGGACTTACAAGCGGCAACAACTACTCTGCGGATCGCTTTATTTTTTCTTTAACTTCTTCTGGCACCGCCACACTTACGCAGAGTGCTGACGCTCCCGTAGGTTTTAAAAACTCTTTCAAGATTGAATTTACTGCTGCGGCTGCTTCTCCAACAGAAAATAAAATTGAATATCGTTTTGAAGGTCAAGATGTTCAACAACTTGAATGGGGCACAGCAAACGCAAAAGGTATTACACTTTCTTTTTATATCAAAAGTAATAAGACTGGAAATACCCAATTTGCTTTGCAAAACAGCGCTAATGATAGAAGCTACATAGCTCCTTTTACGATTGACGCCGCAAATACCTGGGAAAGAAAAACCATTTATGTTCCGGGAGATACTTCAGGAACTTGGTTAACAGGTAATGACATTGGTCTGCGAATTCGTTGGGGTTTTTACGAAGCCAGCAGACAGTCGAGCACTGTTAACGCTTGGCAGTCTGGTATATATCAAACCAGATCAGATTCACCTATAAATTTTGCAGACACCATTGGCAACACTTTTTTGCTTTCTGGCGTCCAACTCGAAGTCGGATCCGTCGCCACACCGTTTGAACACCGGAGTTACGGGCAGGAGTTAAGTTTGTGTCAGCGGTATTATGGAAAAATTCGGCTTTACAATCAAGAATGGATTTACAGCGAAGGAAGTAGCTCAAATGATAAATGGCATTGGGCTAATATTCCTTTTACCATGAGGGCAAATCCATCAGTAGATGTGTCTGATTTGGCAACTGGAGGTAGCGTATCCGGACTCAGTGGAACAATTTCTTCCTTCGCTGCACAGTCACCCGGAGACACGCCAGGTAGAATATCGAGCAGAATAACAATGAGTACCGCTACTGGAACTGCGCGAAACGTGTACCACACAGACTCATTTGGTAACGATTACATAGCTGTTTCTGCGGAGCTGTAAAAATGAACTACAAACTTTTCAACGACAACAACGGCAAGCCTGTATCAATCAACAAAGTTGGCACAGGACTTTTTATCCCGTTTAGTGAAGACAACACCGACTACCAGGAGTACCTTGCCTGGCTAGCAGAAGGCAACACGCCTGAACCTGCTGACGACTGATGGAGCCGCTGCTGCTGCCAGTAGCTCCTAACCTCCCGGCTCCAACACTGCCTACTCCTCTGTCCTTGGATACTCCTTTCCTGGAGCTTCCAAGGGCAGATCTTCCTGCATATACGCCCCTCTACGTTCCACCTGCTGCTACCGCTGGTGATCCAGATACCCTTCTTCCCAACGCAAAGAAAGAACCAGAACCTACGAAAGAAAAGCCAAAGCTGACGCCAGAATCAATAAGGGGCCTGATACAACAAGCACTCCAGCAGCAACCCAAACCACAACTTCCAAAACTCGTCTTACCTTCGCCTTCTTTAGAACCAACATCACCAGCAGAAGTTACAACAATTACCCTGCCAGGAACTAATCTTGATATCCCCGTACCAAAGGCAGAAATACTTTCGGCTGCAGCAACAACAAGCGTCATAAGCGTTGGTGCTACCCTCGTCGCTACTTCAATGTTTAAACGCCTAGTACAAATCTTCAAGCCAGCCTTCAAGGCTGCCGCTGCGAAGGTTCAGAAGTTACGGGGGAAACCTGTTGAGACTTTTGGAAGGCGGCGATGGAGATTACGTCGGAGCAAAGCGGATAAAATTGTGACTCGGGTCGTATCATGTAACCCATCTTCTGCAACTCGGCGCACTTAAGCACCCTCACCAACTCATAATCAAGACGTTCTTTTTCAATCTTTTTACGTGCTAATTCTTTACATAACTCCACCATCTTGCCGTCCAGCGGAACACTAAGACTAATCTGCGCTCCAAAGTTTTGATTCCTCACATAACTGGCATCTGGATTATTAACGTCATTACCTAAATAAAACGGTGTCATTACCAAGGTGGAGGAATTGCACGTATGTCCATTCCCAAAGCCTTGCTGGCTATAACCACCCTGGTTAATCTGCACCGCCTGGTTTGATACTGAACCAGTAGATGTTGCAACAGGATTTGCAATGGCAGTCGTGCCACCTTCCTGTGCTCTAACTGGCGCTAAACACCCTATTGCGAGAAGACAGACAAGGAGTTTGTCGTAGAACTTGTAGTAATAGTTCTTGTGGTGTCCGTCTGCTGCACAATTCCTGCGCTCCTGGTAACCACTTCCAAGCTGTAAGGAAGACTTGTGTCCGTCACTGAATACGTTGTTGCCGCAGCGTTGATGTCGCCACTGGGGGTTACGTTGCTTCCACTTACGTTGCGATAATCTCCTCCATATACCTTTACTTGCACTGTTTCGTTGATTGTTTGGCTGGTTGTAGTTGTACTCGTCATGCTGCCCTGGGTGAAGTTCGGTACAACTGACTGCGCGTAAACAGGACCTCCAAATAGAATTAGCAGAGGTAGTAATTTCCACATTGCATTGATCTCTTACCTATAACGTAATACTATCACCAGCTAGAATTAGACCACAGAAGTTATAACCGTGAAGATCTCCCAGAAAGGTTTAGATCTCATTAAACATTTCGAAGGTCTACGCCTACACGCTTACTATTGCAGCTCCAATGTATTAACCATTGGTTATGGCTCAACAGGCTCACATGTAAAGCCTGGTATGACCATCACCAGGGGCGATGCAGAAGACTTGTTAATTAAAGATTTGGCTCGTTTTGAGGACGGAATCAACTCCTTAGTTGACATACGCCTTAACCAATGCCAGTTCGATGCCCTGGTCTCATTTGCCTTCAACTGCGGTGTTGGTGCCTTCTCTGAATCCACTCTCCGCAGGCGCCTTAATTCTGGCGAAGACCCAAACACCGTTGCCCGAGAAGAACTAAAACGCTGGACAAATGGCGGACTTGCTGGTCTAATGCGTCGCCGTGCTGCGGAAACTGAACTGTTCTGCAGTGGCTCTGATTACTCTGCCCATAAGAAAGTGACGAACCTTACTGCTACTCACGACACCCTGCTCAAGAAAGAACCAATTGCTGGTTCCGAGCTGCCTGCCGACAAGAAGAAATCAGTCCTTGCTGGCAAGGTTTATTCCAAATGCACAATCCTTAAGGAGGAATCTGGTCATGTCCAAGTCGAACTTGGGTACAGCGCTGGTACTTGGTGGGTGTTTCCTGGTCATTGGAGTGAGCTTGACGGAGAACTACATACTGAAGCAGCAGTTGAAGGTTCTGACATCTGCCTCGAAGTTCCTGAGTGGCTCCAAACTGATAACTACACCCAAGCTGGACGCACCTGCAACAGCTCGTCTTGCGCAATGTGCCTCAAGTTCTTTAGACCTGAAGCCATTGAATCCGATGATGAGTATATTAAAAAACTAATCGGCGGTGGTTACGGAGATACGACCGACCATGGGGCTCAAACCAACCTTCTGAAGTCCTACGGCCTTAACTCCACCTGGCACACCAACCTGTCCTTTGCCAACTTAGAAACCGAACTTAAGGCTGGCCGTCCGGTTGTTATCGGTATCCTTCACAGAGGGACCTTATCGGCACCTACGGGCGGTCACATGCTCGTTGTTCGCGGCATGAAGGAGAACGGTGACTTCATTGTCAACGACCCGTACGGCAGCGTTAACGACGGTTACAGCGGTCCTCCGGAAAACGGAAAGGGTGCTATTTACACCCGGAAAATGCTCACATCACGTTGGCTGCCAGAAGGTCCGTCCTCTGGCTGGGGTAGAACTTTCCAGCCATGAAACTAGGCCCGGACCCTAAACAACTAAGGGATTATCTGGGCTCTTTAGTTCCAGCTGCTGTCTTGACGTGGGCGCTTGCAGTTCTTACTGCGAGCTACCTCGGTATTGCAACAAAAGTCGATGCCGCTTTTATTTCTAGTCTGGTTACAAGCGTACTTGCAGTCTATGGAATCAGCCGAAAGGAGGCAGATAAAAAAGAACCGACTCCGCCACAGGTAAAACGGGGACGCCCTCCTGGAACAACCAAAGGAAATCCCCCTGTCGTTTCAACAACGCAGACCAATGGGAAACCGCAATCGCAACCCTGACATTAAAGTCAACATTTGCTACGAATTAAACGACCAAAGAAAATGCCTCACACTTCATAAAGTGGAGGCAAATGCATTGAAAAGCGCCGTCGAAAACGAAGGCGGTGTTGTCTGGTGGTATACGCCAGTTAATTAGCGCTGCTTGGCTTTACCAACGACCATTGCCAAGGTTTCAATGATCTTGTAGATCTTGCCAACCACTGCGTCATCCTTAGGAGTAGGGGTGAGTGCGGTGATGGCAGAAGCTGCAGCATGAACGGCCAGCATAACTTCGATGTACTTAACGAAATCCATAAGATTTACCCAACTGCTTGTATTCTATGCCCTTGATCTGTAGAAGAAAAACGACTTGTGTTCTTCTGAGATTTCCCAACGAATATCTTCATGTTTTTCAAACCATTTCTTCCACACCCTAAATTGTTTCTCAGGCAACGCAGACTCACAACGCATGCAAATTGAGTCCCCCTCTGGGATTTCTTGCATCCACTGCCGCACTTGACGGATAGCAATGGCCTGGGTCCTGGGACCAAACCTACCGGTCAAATTTGAACTTAGCTTCCGCACCGATTTCTTGGGGCGTTGTTGCATCCAATCGTTTATCTGGCGTTTGGACTTGCCGATTGCTAAGCTCGCAAGCCACACGCACCCGCGCTGCGTATAAATCCACGGGAGCAAACGCATCTTCAAGATCAGGTTCTGAGGCAAAAAAGTCGTCCCAGTCTTTTTGATCCGTCGTAACCTTGATGTTGCCACTAGCCATTAATCGTCATACATCAAGCATTCTGGTGCTGATGGGTTCTCTTCGCAATAACACTCTAAACAAGTTTTCTTCTTTTTGTTAACATCATGCTTGCAAACTTGTTCTTCTTGGGAAGAATTATTTTTGCTATCAGCAGTCATGGACGTGTCGTCAAAGGAACAAGGATTGCGGGGAAGGGATTATCGTCTTGATGTTCCCTTCTCCATGCCGTCTCCCATTCAGCCAGTGAATGTTCGTGGTCCTCAGCACCGGTGTAACCAAGAGTCACATCAGCTAATACCGAGCTTTCTTCTGCGGTATCTTCAAAGAGTAAACGAGAAAAATCCTCAAGCAAGATAAATGGTGTGGGATCGGCAACTTCAACAACGATCCCAACAGCATAATTTAAACGCTCATTTCGGGTAGAAGAAATACAAATTAAGTACTCCCCAACACCAAGGGGATAGTACATATCATCGCCTCTGTCCAGGCGGCGTGGGTCGTAATTGTTGTATAGGTCAGACCCAGCGGCCATCACATGGCCGACATAAGGATTAAATAGTGAACCGTCCTTTTCAACCGTGATGCTGTCAGCACCAAAGATCATCCGCCCTTGGATCGGATTCCTATTGATGTCGTATGCAGAAACCTGGATGTAATTAGGTTTAGGACCACCTTTTGCAATGATGATCCAGGCAGGAACCCGTATTGCAATCTTGAACCAATGGTTATATGTACCCCCGCCATAACCACCGGACACCACCTGGCTCAAAGGACCAAGGGTGCCGGTCAGATAACGAATAGAAGTCTGGTCAAACGTACCAATCAACAGCGGATCGTTAGCAGTACGCTGCCGCTGGCTTAATTGATTACGCATAATATTTTTACTTTTATTATCTATCCTTCATCATAATAGGGAGCATCTTTAGCACATAACGGATGTAAAATCGTCTGCTTATGTGATCGCTGTAATAGTTCATTTAACCTATTTGCCCGCTTTGCGGCGCTAACCAACATCAAGTCCTCCGCTTTGAACTCCAACTCCATCGGTTGAACATGTTTTGGTGGCATACCGATGTTCCAGGTGGAAACCATGTGTAATGGGTTGCCACACCAGGGATTACCGCAGACCCGTGTTACGACCATCGCCCCCACATCCCCCCATGCACACTGGTATATCACCTTATGGGGCGTGACGTTTTCTGATTTCCGATTGCTGTAGTACGCACGGTAAGACGGAAAACAAATACGTCTTGGTGATGCCTTACCAGGGAGTTTTATCTTCCAGCACTCGTTTGAAGCGCCGACATCAATCGCTGCCCAGAGCCGGTGGTATTTGATTTTGTAGTCTACATTGAGAAAGTTGAGATTGAATCCGCAGAGATTGGACTTGATCTTGATGACGCAGTGGTAGCACCAATGCATTTGCATGTCTCGGATGGTATGTCCATGCGGGCATTGGTATCCCTTGTAATACCCATGAGACTTAAGTTGAGACTCGTCAAGGGAATCGATGTCTTGGACGTGCCGAAAGTCAGCTAGCTCTAAAGCCTGGGCCACATTTGCCATTAGTCCCAGCTCCAGGAGGGTTTCCGCTTGTACGGACGTGGTCGATAGGCCTGAACCAAGTCTTCTCTGTTGTCTTTTTCTCGGTTTAGGGGGCCGTGCTTAACGCAGAAACCATCTGGGCATTGGCCTGTTCGCATGTAATAGACGATTCTGTGGGCCAAGAAGACCTCGTTGTCGATTGAGATCTCGTAAAAACCGCTGACTTTGTTTCGTCGGGTGACAAATTTCCCAGTTTCGACCCTTTTTAGGGCGCTTGGGTGCTCATCCGTCAGTTCCAGGATTTCTTCCAGCCTCCAGAGCGGTGGCATCTCCAGGTAGTTGTGCGGCACAGCACAGAATAGGAATGAATTTGCTTAGATCTTAGTCTAAGTTACGCCGTTCGGATAGTGTAAACGTCTATTCTGTGTTTCTAAGTCTCATGAGAAGCAGAACAAACACTTACACTATCGGAGCGGCGTAACCTGGCCCTTATCTAAGGAAAAATACGCCTATTCTGTGTCGCTATCACGCCTCATCTTCCCACCTTGGTCTCAACATGAGACTAATACGCCATAAAAAACCCGCCTTGCGCTAGAGGCGGGTAGGTCTTCGTCGGTTCCCGGAGTCAGCTTACGCCAGCCAGCTCCTTTTTCTTGGACCGTTTTTGTTTCTTCTTACTTTTTGGAGCAGGAGT